TCTAGTAAATTTTTACCCATAGAAAAATTCACCAGCGCCGAAGGAACATTTGTATATAATACATTCTTCTGTGCTGTGGATCAAGAATTTCTCCCTACATTAAATGACGAACATCAAGGCTATGCCTGGATTGACTCTGGTGTATGGCCAAGGCCCATGCACCCAGGCCTTTGGAATACTGTCAATTTAGATACAGTACAACAAAAAATTCAATTGATTGAACAAGGATTATAGTCGTCCAACAACGATATTAATCACCCCAGACTCGCCACTAAACTCTTCAAGCGATTTACCAATTACCATTCCCACTGCTGGAGTAGCGCAGGCCATAGCGATTCCATTGCCAGCAGAAATCATCATGTCACCTTTGTGAATGGTACCTGTGACTTGGGTTGGTACTTTTCCAGTCAATGCGATTGGCAACACAAATTCACCTTGTTGCTCAGTATTCATCAAATAGCTGGGAGCAGTACTGACCACTCCGGCTACTCTAACATCACCAGATGTTTCAGTGCGAGTGACATCGTATGTACCACCAAAGCTGACCACTGTACCTGGCTGATAAATGGCATCAGACACATACATTTCTGCCAAGTCGGCGTACTGTGCCGAAGTTGATTTAGCAAATACTGTGTTGAAATACTTTGACGAACTACCAATATTGCCCACAGCATTAGATCCGCCATTTATAATAGCAGTAGCAGCATTGCCTGAATTAACAGTTAAACTACCAGCAGTAATTAAATTAGCACCTGTGACATTACCAGTGATAGTTGCTGTACCGGTAGCAGCAATGTTTGCTCCGCTGATATTAGCAGTGATATTGATCACACCATTGCCGGTTATTGAGCAATTACTTAGAGTTTTATTGAGCAAAGTTTGGGTATTGGTCACACCAACCATTGAAAACCCGCCTGCGGTTGCCCCATCGTGAACACGCATAATGTTGAGGGTAGTGTCAACTGAGAGCTCACCAATGGCGCCGGTAAAGGCGTCGTTTTGAGCTGTTGATCCTCGTCTAAATTGTACTTGAGTTGCCATGTTTTTTACCTATCTTTATTTATTTACTGGATTAGTATCTACCAACTAATATCCAAATTTCCCCAGTGTCACCATCAAAATCTTCAAGTGACTTACCAAATACGCATCCAACTTGATACAGTGCCGGATCTAACACTTGTGCATATCCGGGCACATCGCTACTTACCAATAGGTCACCGCGTTTTACTGGATCTTTTACCAGACATCTAACTTTTCCAGTCAGCGCCAACGGTTGCCCATCAACTCCGGTGTTCATCAGATAGGCTGGCTTATCACTGATCACGCCCACTACTTTAGCATCATGTGACATTGTGCTTTGGGTCAACTGTTTGATGCCGCCAATTATCATCACAGTGCCTGGCTGATACTCAATGTCGGTATCGTATATCTCGGCCAAGTCAGCATACAATGCCGAAGTTGATTTGGCAAATACTGTGTTGAAATACTTTGACGAACTACCAATGTTGCCCGCTGCGTTAGATCCGCCATTTATAATAGCAGTAGCAGCATTGCTTGAATTAACTGTGAGCACGCCTGCTGTGGTAAGATTACCACCTGTGATGTTGCCGGTGACAGTCTGTGTGCCAGTGACTGTGGCGTCACCACCAACAGTCTGGCTGCCAGTAAATGTGGCGTTACCACCAACATATAGATTTGCGGTATCAGAAGACCAAGTAAAGTTTTCAGCCCCACCAAAATTTTGATTATTAACATTGAATTGAATGGCACCATTTCCCCCACCAGGACTGGTTTGAAGAATTACTCCTAGGTCATATGCACCAACGACTGCTTCATTTACTAATCCATTGTCATAATTTGGCGGCGTAGTAGCGTCTGTGATAAGGCCACAATCGCCGCCGTTGCCCCACAGAGTTCCATCATTGGTACTTCCTGCAACTGTAATTGTCAGTACATTTGTTGTGGCATTGCCTGACATTGTAATACCATTGCCGGCCCGTGGATACAAGATACCAGAACTGTTTGATGCCGTCAGTGTTGCATTGCCAGCTGAATTGCCAGTTACATTTCCTTGTACCTGTAGTTGATAGTAAACTGAGGACAATGTTGCAATACCAGATAGATAATATCCATTTCCAAGAATATTGCCACCTGAAACATTGCCGGTTGCACTTATTAATCCTGCAGTGATTATATTACCACCTGTGACATTGCCAGTGGCAGTGATATTACCTGTGGCATTGACCGTAGTTGCTGCCAATGTGCCCACAACAAAGTTACCATAGCTGTTGACTGTGACTACTTCACTAGAGATACTGACATCTATAGCAGCAATTAAGTTGCCAGCTGAGTTGTCATATCCAATAAATGAAGACTTTTCACTGCCTGAATAATACCAAAGCTGTTCGCCGCGATCTTTGTTGTCATTGGTGGTCAACGGAGCATTGTTAGCACCTCGCCCAATGCCTATTATAGGATCTTGTATGTTTAAATTGGTGACATTGACATAATTTGTATTACCGTTGACTGTTAGGTTACCGGATATCAATCCATCACCGGTTACAGTCAAAGTGCCAATATTGGCAATACCAGCGGTGGTTAAGTTACCACCTGTTATATTACCAGTTGCAGAAATTAATCCACCAGTGGTAATGTTTCCACCTGCAATGTTTGCTGCGACAGTGGCGTTGCCTACTGATAAAGTTGATAATGGTAGAGCCGGACTGTAATTAGCTGTGTATACTGTAACAGGATACGTAAATGACGATGCGGTTGGGGTCGTGGCAACCTGGACAAAGTTAGGACTACCAACAACAACAGTCGCCGATGTAACTGTCAGGGTTACCGCAGTATTGCTGACTATGGTATAGCCGGCTACTATAGCATTTGAATTGGCATCTGCTGGTAAGTACACAGCGCCAGTGTCAGACCCAGCACCAAAAGCATTTAGACTGTAGGCAAAACTAGAGCCCACTTGGGCTTGAACAGCACCAACAAAGTTTAGAGCACTAACCATGCCAGCAGTTGCTAGAACATTACCACCTGTGACATTGCCAGCTGTGGTTAAGTTGCCACCTGTGACATTGCCAGATGCAGAGACTAATCCTGCAGTGGTTAAATTACCACCTGTGACATTGGCAGTAGCAGTGATATTGCCTGTGGCTGAGATTAATCCAGCAGTTGTGATGTTGCCGCCGGTGATATTACCAGTAGCATTAAGTGTGCCAGCAATGTTTGCACCAGTACCTGTCACTACTAGAACATTGGCGGTGCCACCAACACTGGTGTTGACATTACCATTGGCCGCCGGAATGTTGACACTTGATGTTCCGTTGGCAATGCTATTACCAACAGCAGCGACTATACCAGTTAACTGTGATCCATTGCCAAGGAAATAACTTGCGCCAACATTGCCAGCAACCCCAAGATTGCCAGTGACATTGCCACTGCCCGTTACAGACAGTGTGCCAATATTGGCAATACCAGTTGTGGTTAAGTTGCCACCTGTGACATTGCCAGCTGTGGTTAAGTTGCCACCAGAAATATTGCCAGTTGCGCTTATTAATCCTGCAGTTGTTAGATTGCCACCTGTGACATTGCCTGTGGCAGTCAATGAGCTCAATGTGCCAACTGAAGTAATATTAGGTTGTGCAGCATCGGTGACTGTGTTGGCAGTAGCAGCCAATCCACTGATACTAATTGAATACGTTCCGGTAAGTCTACCACTGGGTACTGTGCCTGATGTCAGACTTGTTGCATTGGCATTGCCCAAGAACCAGGCCGCGCTGACATTGCTGCTGACATCAAGATTACCAGCGACATTTGCTCCTGCAGAAGTAATAACAAACACGTTGGCAACGCCACCAACACTGGCATTGATATTGCCATTGGTTACTGGAATGCTGACATTTGAAGAGCCGTTGTTAATGTTGGCAACTGATGTAATAACACCGGTTAGGCAAGCACCATTGCCAAGAAAGTAATTTGCACTGACATTGCTGCTGACACCAAGATTGCCAGTGACGTTTGCTCCTGTCGAAGCAATAACAAATACGTTGGCAGTGCCACCAACGTTGGCTGAAACATTACCACCTGGTGTATCAATGCGCACATTGGATGCACCATAGTTGATATTTGTAACGCCTGTACTGTTTGAACTAGTAGCAACTACTCCAGTTAGAAAAACACCATTACCAATAAAGTACCCAGAATTAGATTGAATATTTCCGGTAACTGTCAGTGTATTGCTAGAAATAACAACTACATTCGCAACGCCGCTAACCCCAATGGTGACATTGCCATTGGCCACTGGTATGCTGACATTTGAATTGCCATTGTTGATGTTGGCAACTGATGTAATAATACCAGTTAGATAATATCCATTGCCAAGTATAAAGTTTCCACTGACATTGCCAACAGCAGTGATGTTACCTGCGGATGTGACTAAGTTTGAAGTTTTATCAAACGTAAACCCTGCGGTAGAGTTACCAGCCCCGCCGTCATTGAACACAACGCCGGTATTTGGACCAGTTACATTGAGATTACCAGTGACATTACCTATTAGGTTACCAATAAAGTTTAGAGCACGTACATTGCCGGTGGAATAAATGTTGCCAGTGACTTTGAATCCATTGCCGTATTGGAATCGACCTTGTTCATCCCCGGTGTCTACACCACCAGTTGAGAAAATAATATCATTGTTTTCTAATGTGCTGAGTACTAGATTGCCGCCACCAGTTGCGGTATTTCCTGCTACGTACAAATAACCGTCGTTGGCTTTTTGTAATCCAAAACCAGCTTGATTGTATCCTGAACTGTTGATACCTAGATCAATATAGGTATCTGCGTCTGTTCCATTGTCGGCTGTGGCCACAAAGTCTGTGCTTGCTGCTGAACCGTTGTCTTTGTTTTGAGCAACCAATTGAACGTAACTGTTAGCAGTTCCTGCGTATTGAAGATTGGCATAGGCAGCAGTAAAACTTAAATCTTGACCAACACGCATGTTACCAATTGCACTTAGATTACCTGAGACGTTGGCAAACCCAGTGACAGTGAGATTTCCAGTTGCCACAGTGCCCGCAATGTTGGCCAATCCATTGCTGTTGATGTTCCCACCTGTGATATTTCCTGTTGCGGCAATTGTTGTGGCAGCAAGAAAATTGTTGGCAGAGATATTATTGGCTGTGATATTACCAGTGGTGGTCAAACTCACACCAGTGGCTGCACCAATGTTGGGTGTTGTTAGATTCGCACCGGCTTTGACAATGATATTGCCAGTGCCATCAAATGCAGTGGTGTTGTTGTCAACTTTGGCTGATATGACACTACCATTGATATCAACACCGTTGCCTCCGCCATAAAGCTGAGCTTGACTGAATTCAGCAAAAGTTATGTTGCTGGTGCCAAATGTAATGATTCCTGTGGGAGAGTTAACCACCCAGGACGAGCCAGCATTGACATTGCCGCTTTGTACATAAAAATAATCGTTGATACCAACTTGTTCAGAACTGTTTGATCCGTATTGATCCGCATCAACTGAACGTACAATTGTCAAAGAGTTGGCCCAGGTATACACACCATTGAGAACGGCATTGCCTTCGTTTTTGACCAACAACCGTGAACCTACAGTTTGAATGTTGGCAGTATCAATTAAGTTAAATGATCCAGTGGTGGTAATTGTTGCACCAACACCATTGGCAACACCATTGGGTTGTGCATAGGTAATGGTACCGCTGGTGGCCACAGCTAGATTAGATATTGTGGCAGCAACGACTGGGTCATGATAGCTGATACCTGTGGTTACTAAAGTATCAACATAGTATTTTGTAGCAGCGTCTTGATCCTGCACAGGATCAACAAGCCCATTGATATAAGTGTTGTCAACAACGATGTTACCAGTGCCACCAGGATTCAACTCAATGTTATTGTTACCGCTTGTGGTAATCAAAATACCACCACTGCTATTAATGTTGGCAGTGACTACATTGGCAGCTACGATATTGGCTGTGGTATTGATATTACCGGTGGCAACAACGCGACCGCTGGTTATTAAATTACCACCGGTGATGTTACCAGTTGCACTAATCAACCCAGCAGTATTGATATTTGCCCCAGAAACGTTTCCAGTCACAGTGATCTGACCACCCACTGATACATCACTGGTTAAATTAGCATATCCAGCTACGTCAAGGTTACCTGCTCCATCTTTACCAACTTGCAGATTGTTTTGAATTCCAATACTACCAATTTCACCATTGTTGACTAGAACAATAGCAGTGTCGCCGTTTTGACTGTAGATGTACCCACCGTTGACAATAAGGTTACCTGATGTCAAACTCACATTACCAGGCGCAAACAACAACCCAGTTGTGGTACCTGTTGTAATTTTGTTGCCTAGAATTTCAACGTTAGCAGCAGCAATTAAATTATTGCCATTGACATTTCCTGTGACAGCGGCTCTACCAGCTGTGACAAGATTGCCACCTGTAATATTTCCAGTTGCACTAATTAATCCTGCAGTGGTAATGTTACCACCTGCGATGTTAGCAACAACAGTGGCATTGCCGGTTACGGCCAATGTACCAATGTTGGCCGTACCTGTGGTTATTAAGTTACCACCGGTGATATTGGCAGTGACAGTGGCATTGCCAGTTATGGCAGCAGTGCCGGTTACAGCCAGTGTACCAATGTTGGCCGTACCAGTTGTGATTAAGTTACCACCTGTTACATTGCCGGTTGCAGTAATCAATCCACCAATGTAAGCATTGCCCACTACACCAAGACCTCCAGCAGTTCTTAATGCACCACTTGTGGTTGATGTGGATACAGTTGTGGCTTTGATATTAGCTAGTGTTGTGACTTCAAGAGTGGCAATATTGGCCGTACCTGTGGTGGTTAAGTTGCCACCTGTGACATTGCCAGTTGCAGAGACCAATCCCGCAGTGGTGATATTGCCACCGCTAATATTTGCAGTGACTGTGGTGTTGCCCGTGATTGCAGCAGTGCCGGTTATGGCAGCAGTGCCAGTCACAGCCAGTGTACCAATGTTGGCTATACCAGTTGTGGTTAAGTTGCCACCTGTGATATTGGCAGTGACAGTGGTGTTGCCAGTGATTGCAGCAGTGCCGGTCACAGACAGTGTGCCAATATTGGCCGTACCTGTGGTGGTTAAGTTACCACCTGTGACATTACCTGTGGCTGTTACTAACCCACCAATATAGGCATTGCCTACTATACCCGCCCCGCCTGCAGTTCTTAATGCGCCACTTGTGGTTGATGTTGCTGCGGTTGTAGACTTGATATTAGCAAGAACTGTGACTTCAAGAGTGGCAATGTTGGCCGTACCTAAGGTTGCTACGTTGCCACCAGTGATGTTACCGGTGGCTGTGATCAATCCTGCAGTTGTGATGTTACCACCTGCGATATTAGCAACAACACTGGCATTGCCGGTTACGGCCAACGTGCCAATATTGGCCGTACCAGTTGTGGTTAAGTTGCCACCTGTGATGTTACCGGTGGCTGTGATCAATCCCGCAGTGGTGATATTGCCACCTGCAATGTTGGCAGTGACAGTGGTATTGCCTGTTATAGCAGCAGTGCCGGTTACGGCCAACGTGCCAATATTGGCCGTACCTGTGGTGGTTAAGTTGCCACCTGCAATGTTGGCAGTGACAGTGGTATTGCCTGTTATAGCAGCAGTGCCGGTTACGGCCAACGTGCCAATATTGGCCGTACCTGTGGTGGTTAAGTTACCACCTGTGATGTTACCTGTGGCAGAAATTACACCTGAAACATATTGGCCGGTTGTAGCCAACTCCCAAACATTTGCAGTACCGCCTACGTTGGCGGCTATATTACCATTGGCAGTGGTAACTCTTACGTTAGATGTGCCACTTGAGATTAGTGTTGCGTCAATGCCCGTCAAAAGTCGCCCATTGCCCAAGAAATAACTTCCTGATACATTGCCTGTGGCTGAAATGTTGCTTGATACAATTAAATTGTTGGCGTTGATATTTGCAGATGCAACGATAAATTGTCCACTTATATTACCAACAGTGATGTTACCATAATTGTTGACTGTAACAATTTCGCTGGCAATTGAAACATCTGTGGCTAAAATTATGTTGGCAGCAGAATTGTCGTATCCTATAAATGCTGATTTTTCGCTTGCTGTATAGTACCAAAGTTGTTCGCCGCGATCCTTGCCATCGTTGGTGGTCAGCGATGAGTTGTTTGCTCCGCGGCCAATGCCCACAATGGGATCTTGTATGTTAAGGTTGGTTACATTGATGTAACTGACATTGCCCTGAACTGTTAAATTACCAGTGATAATTGAATCACCAGTAACTGTTAGAAGGGCAGTGGCTTTGTTAAATGTCAACGCAGCGTTGCCGGAAATTAGCCCGCTGTCGTTGAACAAAATCTGTGTGTTTGAGCCTGGTGCAACAAGATTACCTGAGATATTACCAACGAAGTTTGCAGCAGTGACGTTGCCAGAAAATGCGCCAGTGGTAAGCGCCACAGAATTAGCCCAAACTCTGTTACCGTTGCTTTGTATTGTGAGGATGCTGTTGGCAACACCGTTGCCTAAATTAGGCTCGGCTTGCCCCAAAGCTAAAAATTGATATCGATCTGCAGTGAGTTGATCAAGCGGAACTACTGGAACTCGGCCACTCAGCAGGTTTGGTCCGTTTGCCATATTATCCTGCCAAAGATTCTAATAAGCTCAAAGTCAGTTGCCCGGAATCAGCAGCAGTAGCCTGAATTGCAAAACTTTCACCAAATGTCAATACCAGTCGTCCTGTTAACACAGTGATTGCATCGCCGGTTGGGCAAGTGGCATTTTTAATTAGAGCTGTTGAAGTTGTGGCATTTGATACATTGGCGGAGATAGTAATGGTATTAGCAGTGATATTGCTGACCTGGGCCATTAATATTACTGTAGCATACCCTAAAGGAGGCGAATATACCGCCGTCATTGAGGCTGTTAAATTTGCTCTTATTGTTTTAAATACGTTTAGTGCGCCTGCCATAATTTTTCCTTATCCAAGTACTTATGTCCCTTCTGATAGGGCCAGAATGTAGGGTGTCATTTGAGCAAACAATGCCTTGTAAAAATACACACCTTCGATGGTTCCTTGAGCCTGGTTAATAGTAAAACCAGATCCAACCTTAAAATTACCTTTGTGATCAGTACTTGTAAATGTTATCACTGCACCGTTGCTTGCAATTACTTCATTTGCCGTAATTGGTATGCCGCCATACTGAGGCAATGCAGTCGCTGGATTGGTACCAGCACCAACATATTCAAATGTATGAGCACTGGCTATAATTGAACTGCGCACAAAAAATTCAACATTGGTACTTGGTGCAAGATTGGCCACATATACTTCTTGAATCAGCACTGTGGATGTGGTAGCATCTATGGGTATAATTGTGTCAATAGTATAGTATTCTGGATCACCAGCAATTTTCATCACAGTATTGACATTTGGTCTACCGTTGGCTAGTCCATTGATAACAAATACCCCGTTGACACTGTATCCCACGGTATTACCCGAAGTCTGTAGAGCCCCCACGCCGTCGGCCACCAGTCCATAATTTCCAATGCTACAGTCACTGCCGTTGAGAGTACAGAACCCACCCGATTCAACTTTGATACCAATGTCACAGGCAATGGTATAAATGTTGACCAACTGGCTATACCCACTGTTGAGTATATAGATCCCTCTTCCGTTACGATTGATGATTGTGAAAAATCCCACAATCATTGCTTTGGTGCTAATTGAACTGACCAAACTACCATCAATTTTGACTGCGGTACCTGTGGTAGTGCTGCTGGTTAAATTCTGTATATACGGACTGACAAATACATTCTGCGTGGGTGTTGCAGGATCGTAGCTAAATCCGTTGGCCAAATAATTTCTAATAGTGATGCCCCAGACATAAGTGGCATTGCGCATATAAAATAAATCACTGGCCGGAGTCTGTGGTATCACCGAGACTGTTCTTAGGTCAGTGCCAATTAAACTAACGTTTGCCGGGATAGTTATAGGATTAGCTTCGGTATAGGTTCCTGGCGCCACATGAACTGCAGTATTTGCCGTGGCCGCAGCCAAGGCTGCTTTGATAGTCAGGAATGGAGTATTAAGTCCACCATTGTTGGTATCACTGCCATTCTTGGCCACGTAAAGTTGATTGGCGCTGGCTGGAATTTTTCCAATGAAATTTCCAGTAGTAGTGATGTTGCCTGTGGCACTGACAGCCGCAGTGTTTAGTGTAGGCTGAATGTTTACCGAAGATTGTGATACTGTGACAACATTGGCAGTATTGCCAATGTCAATGATAACATTGCCGTTGGGTGATTGAACTTCAACTCGGCTGTTTCCATAGGCAATAAATGGACCCGCAGTTGATAAAACTCCTGTGAGTTGACTTCCGTTGCCAATAAAGTAGCTGGCACCAATATTACCCAAAGAATCAAATCCGCCAGATCCCAAATAAAGGGTATTGAATCTCTGTGTTGGCGTGCCAATGTCGTAGACATTGTTGACTCTTGGTACAATATGAGAATTAGTCTGTACAACGCCAATTCCGTTTGGTTTTAATACAATATTACCATTGAGTGCCGATATAGATATCGTGTTGTTTGCAATGGTGACGTTGCTGCCTACTAGCCCAGCGGCGTATATTTCTGTGAAATTGTCATTGGTTTTGATAAACGCCGTACGTAATGGGTCACCATTGCCGTTATCAGGTTGATTTCCAATGTTAATAATTTGTTGTGACATATTTTTAGCTCTCTGCTATATTTAGCAAGAACTAAAATTTGATATTTCTAGGTCACTTTTGTGGTAATGACAAACGATCCAGTGTTGGAATTCACAGTAAAAGACCCACTCTGTGCCGTAAAATCAGCAGCAGTAGTAGATACATGATTGATAGCCCAATTCAACGTGGTACCGTTGGGAACATTAGTGGTGGTAACAACGACCGTGGTTTTGCCACCTTCATTTATTATCTCAGAGTACCCGCTCACAGCATAAGACTGCACATCGCCGCCTACGCCAATTGAAGTATCAGTGATTGGTACCAAATCACTGGTACCAATTACAGTGCCACTGGTGCTGTCTAATCGCAGCTGGATTCGAAAATTCTGTGTGCCTTCGGTGGCTTTATCGGCAGTGGTATTGACGTCAAACAACCCCCGATCATTAGTTATTGTGAACGATCCTGATGTACTCACAAAATCAGCATCGGTAGTTGTATCATGTAAAATAGTCCAATACAACGTGGTGCCGTTGTTGATCTCACCAGACATCACATTAAATCTTCCACTGGCACCTTCCTCAAGGGTGAACGGTTTACGAGAGAATCCGGCAATTGGTCCAGCAAGATTGTCATTGTAATATTCTGCTAGTTGATACAGTACTCTGGGTGTACCGCCTTCAAGACTCTCATAATTCTCCCAATTTTTGTCATCTGGAGTTGTTGATTCTACCCCGTAATAAAAATCACCTGGGTCTTGGGGAGTCAACGCTGCGATCCAATTTTTTACATCTTGCCAACCCCAGGCACGATTATACTCCAACACACAGGCAATAAACCCTGCGGCTCCGGGACAGGCGGCGCTGGTGCCATTAAACGCCACATCTGTGGCGGGCAGCGTGTAACTGTCGCCACCGCCGTAGTCAGCGTAAGTGTCTGCTCTGTTACCGACTACCAATCTCTCAGGCTCACCAAAAATACCCTTCGATTTGCCCTGTTCCCTGCTGTTATTTGCTGCCAGCACCAAGTGACCCGAAAAATATGCATCAACGCCATTGCCTCGGTCGCTGTAATTAACTTTGTTTTCTTTGCCTTCAAGGAAAGTATCGTTAAGACATCCAATGTTTATAGCTGGGTATACTCTTTCTCCGTTCTTAATGTAGGCACCGCCCTGCTGTGGGAATCCTCTGCGATTTGTGGTCCCATATACCGGAATGTCAAATTCGGTGAAGCTTGACTCTAATAGACTATGAGTGGGAGATTTGGCAATATAGTTGTTGTAGTCGGGGTGGCCGGGCAGCACTTGTTTTTGATTGCTGTTTCCGGCTGCAACCACAAAAATCACACCGGCCTGTATAAGTTCAGACAGAGCCGCGGTCAGAGAATTAGGTTTCATTTCTGACTTCCATCGACCACCGTCGCCCGTCTCACCCATATGACTCAGCCACAGATTGTCATCAAATTTTTTATATTGCACGGCAGCTGTTGATCTATGAGTATAATAATTGGGGCTGTCTGATCGAGGCATCTTACTGGCGCGGTCTCGAAAACCCCAACTGTTGGACATGACGGTTGGATCTCTAGTACCGTAAAGCGGATTGATGGGCTTGTTCTTATGGAAGATTTTTACTAGATCAAACCCTTGTTCAAAGAAGTTCTGGGAATGGCTTAACAGATTAAAAGCCCATTTGTTGGAATTGTACGCCCATCCTTGTGTACGGCCAAATGCCAACGCACAACACGGGGTGGCATGATCTCCATACTGCGCTCGTGCTATGTTATTGCCGTTGTTTTGAGCTCTAGAGTAGTCGTCAGGTATTGCCACTGTACCTATTGAGGCAAACGCAGGCGAACGCCGACTTGCATCTTTCCACCAGGCCCGGGCGACGCCTTCTGCTGGTACCCTGGTGCCATCCCAACGTGTGATTAATCGTGTTTCTGGGCTGGCATCAAACCAATCAGGATCTATATAGTAGGGCCCATCCAACACCAAATCAAGTAGATCACATTTGCCGCTACCGGGCAATCTATTGCCACCAGCATATCCATTTGGTTTTTCAACTAGCTCTTTGATGTTGTTAGTTCGTATGGGATCGTTGTAAAACTCTGGATGTCCATGCCACCCGCCACCATCATCAGCTACAATCACATCTACATGTTTGCCAGTACCATACACACCACTTACATTTGTGGGCACCTTGGTGGTGGGAGCAGTATTATTTTGCTTCCAGTACTCTGCAAATTGTCGATGTCGTAAGACTCCATACCCCATTCTATTGACTTCCCCTGTGGCCGCAAGTGTTCCATACTCCGTGATTTTTCGAGTGGCCTTTGGACTTGATGTCCACCTGTTAATTGTAGGCACAGTGCAATAAAGTTCTTCTGCTGGTATACGATATTCTGGATAACTTTTGTAGTCAATGTTGATCCACTCTACTCGAGGATCATTTTTGAGTGCATCTGCTTCGTCTTGAGTCAAGAGATAGGTGCCTCGAGTGGCACTGTGCATCAGTTCATCCACACAGGCCACCACACGTTGAGGCACAGTACTTGATAAAGAGCCAACAGACCCTAGCTCAAGATTTAGTGCATCCCATTGGGGTTCAGAATAAGTGCTTAACTGAAAAAATTTTTCTTCCATGATCTACTCCACTAAGTCAAGGGTTTATGAATTACTTATATTTACAAGAACTAAAATTTGATATTTCTAGGTCACTCTTGTGGTGATGACAAACGATCCAGTGTTGGAATTTATGGTAAAAGCTCCCTCTTGTGCTACAAAATCAGCAGCAGTGGTAGATGAATGATTGATAGTCCAATACAATGTGGTACCATTGGAGACTGCGGTGGTGGTAACAATGATCGTGGTATTGCCGCCCTCGATGATTGTTCCGGCATACCCGCTCAAAGCATAACTTGCTCCACCTTCGCCAAGTGAAGTATCTCCAATTGACACTGTGCCACTGGTACCAATCACTGTACCACTGCTGCTGTTTAATCGCAGCTGAATTTGAAAAGTCTCCACGCCTTCGGTGAGTAAATCGGCCACGGGATCAATAGCAAAAATACCACGATCATTTTCAATTAAAATTGTTCCTGATGGACTCGTAAAATCAAGGCCAGTGGTTGTACCATGTAACATAGTCCAATATATCAGGGTATTGGTGGGAACTTTGGCAGTCATTACATTAAAAAATCCAGCAGCCCCGCCACCTTCGTTGATAATAGCGGGTTTACGAGAGAATCCTGCAACTGGACCGGCAAGATTGTCATTGTAATAGTCGGCTGTTTGATACAATACTCTGGGTAAACCACCCTCAAGGCTCTCATAATCATTCCAATTGCCATCAAACCAGGTTGTTGATTCTACACCATAATAAAAATCACCGGTGCCAGGAACTGTTAAAGTTGCTAACCAAGTTTTTACATCTTGCCAACCCCAGGTACGATTATACTCCAACACACAGGCAATAAACCCTGTGGCACCAGGACAGGCAGCACTGGTGCCACCAAAACCTACATCTGTGGCTGGTTGAGTAAGTCCAGTGTAAGTGTCTGCTCTTGGACCAGCACTAGCATAAGAATGATTTGCTGCCAGTGTTCCATCACCTGCAAAATATGCGTCAATATCGTTGCCTCGATCGCTGTATGTGACTTTGTTTTCTTTGTTGTCACGAAAACCATCGTCAAGAGCTCCAATTTGTATAACTGGATACACTCTATTGCCAAAACCATCAACATAGGCACCGCCTTGTTGTGGGTATCCTCTGCGATTTGTGGTCCCATAAACATTGTAACCAAATTCAGTGAAATTAGAATTTATTAGACTGCCATATTGCACCGTAGTAATATAGTTGTTATAATCAGGGTGTGATGATGTTACTAGTTTTTGATTGCTGTTTCCGGCCGCGGCTACAACAATTACACCGGCTGCTATAAGTTCATCCAGGGCTGTGGTTATAGAATTAGGTTTCATCTCTGATTTCCATCGTCCGGCATCTCCCGTCTGACCCATATTGCTTAGCCAGAAAATACCACTCTCTGAGTTATAGGGATTGCTAGTTGTTGATCTATGAGTAAAATACCAAGGTTGACCTTCAGGATCTTTGTTGGCGCGAAACCCCCAACTGTTGGACATGATAGTTGGATTTTTATTACCGTACAGCGGATTGATAGGCTTGGCTTGATGGAAAATTTTAACCATATCCCACCCTTGTTCAAAGCCAGTGCCGTTTTGGCCATAAAAATTAAAACTCCATTTGTTAGAATTATAAGCCCATCCTTGTGTACGACCAAATGTCAATGCCAAGCACGGAGTAGCATGTTGCCCGATTGCATCTGGCGGCTTGGCAATGTTCGTGCCGTTGCAGATCTGCCTAGTGTAGGAAGATCCAATGCTCACATTGCCAAATGCAGCAAACGCAGGCGACCGTTGACTTGTATCGTCCCACCAGGCCCGAGCAAAGGATTCCACAGGCACTTTGGTGCCGTCCCACCGTGTGATTAATCGTGTTTCTGGGCTGAGATCAAACCAATCTGGATCTAGATAATAAGGTGCATCCAACACCAAATCAAGTACATCACACTTGCCGTTCCCGGGCAATCTATTGCCACCAGCATATCCATTTGGTTTTTCAATTTCTGATTGATCAACTGTGGATATAGGATTGTTGTAAAATTCTGGGTGTCCATGCCACCCGCCGCCATCATCAGCTACAATCACATCTACATGTTTGCCCGTGCCATACACACTTACATTTGTAGATATAGTGGTATTGGGAGAAACAGCACTTTGCTTCCAGGTCTCTGCAAGTTGTCGATGTCGTATAACTCCATATCCCATTCTATTGGCGTCGGCATTTGTGGCTGGATCGGGCAATCCACTAATTTGTCTAATGCCTTTTTTGGCTGATGCCCATCTATTAACTACGGCCACAGGAACGCAATGAAGTTCGTCTGGAGGCGGTTGGTATGTTTCTGGATAACTTTTGTAGTCAATGTTGATCCACTTTACTCGAGGATCATTTTTGAGTACATCTGCTTCGTCTTGAGTCAAGAGATAGGTACCCCGAGTGGCACTGTGCATCAGTTCATCCACACAGATCACCGCACGTTGAGGCACAAAGTTTGATATCGTAGCAGTAGAAACTAACTCAAGATTTAATGTATCCCATTGAGATTCGGAGTATGTGCCCAACTGAAAAAATTTTTCTTCCATGATCTACTCCGTTATGTCAAGGGTTTGGTGGATTATTTTGAATATTTTGAATATTTATAGTGTCGGTGGTGGATACCACTACCCCGGATGTACCACCATATCTAACATTGACTCTAAATGCCTTGTCTAAGGCCGATGCTGACACCGCTGAAAGATCAACATTACGACGTTGGATTGTAGGTCTTGGATACATAGCACCGCTGGCAGGTCTTAACCAAGATCTTGCCTGTGGCCAGGGATTTCCGGTGGGCGGTCGATCAGGGTAGTAGGTTGCCACTTGATTGGGAGCACCGCGCAGACTAGAAACAGGATTATTTGGCGGACATTGAATGTTGGCGTCAAACATTACCCCGTTGTTGGCAAAGTTTTTGATGTAAGTTCGTGCTTGCATTTGTGTGGCATTTGGGTATTGTTCCATCATACAGGCTATCAACCCAGCGGTTTGGGGACTAGCCATGCTGGTCCCAGTTAATTTGTTTAGATAATAGTTGGCATTTCTAGGATCTGAAACTCCGGTGTTGTATGCACTCATAATCTGAGTGCCCGGACTGCAGATATCACAGGCGCTGCCTACGCTAGACGTGCCATCTACTCCCTCACCAGTCTCTGTGCCAATGTTTACGGTGACCATAACTTTTTTCCAGTTATTGGTATTTGGAGTGCCAGTGGCTGCAAATGCCGGTGTTGGCAATCTGTATGGATATCTGGTTTGGTACAAGGGTATGATATTAAGAAATATAGCATATAAATTATTATTTGTATTGTTGTAGTCCGGACTGTCACTGTTCATGCCTGCTGTGTCCCAGTTATTTCCAGCAGCCGCACACCAAATGATACCTTCATTGGCGTTCATACTGTCAACAATTGCCTCGGACATTGCGGTATCTTGCCCAGTGGAAAAAATCAAAGCTATCCCATATAGATTGTAATATTCAGGGTATAAGTTAAAACCATTGTTTAAAAATGTCTGCGCCGACCAATTACCGTTATATATTGCCTGTAGAGCAGTTTGTCCAGCAGGGGCAGATGCAGGATAACTGGTAGTGATCCCTCGATAATTTATTTCGGTGACATTGGGAAATCTAGTGTCTTGGGTTGGCCCAACCAAGTAATTTGAAAACTGTCCAAAACTCATGTTTACCACAGTGGGATTTTTTCTACCAGTGGCAGGATTGATTCCTTTGATGTTGTTGTGCCAGTATCTGATGTAGGCCACCAGTTGTGCTGCTGTTGGGGTGGTTACCCCGTTGGTCTGTTCACCATAGGGACTGATGTTATAAATGGTGGAGTCTCTAGCCCATCCCTGTGTGTTTCCGGCCATGATTCCTGCTACATGTATGCCATGCCCGTTGTTGCCTTCGCTGCCGGCAGAATAATTGTAAACACCAGCAGCTTCCCCAGTGACCTGAGGATTATAGGCCCACCAGTTGATTTGATTTACCCGACTTCCGCCAGTTCCATCAACGTTGACTGAAAATTCTGGATGCCCGGGTACCGTGATATTTCCATCAAATATCACAACATCAACATTTTTACCACTGCTGGTAGTGACAATTTGAGCAGCTTGATTGGCAGTACCATTGCTGCCCCATCCGGAAATCTGTGCTCGATTGGCTGACCGTAACAGACCCCAGTTCTTCATCGGTGAAGTTACAACACCACTTTTATCCCATGCGTCAGAATACTCATACCCAAACGGTCTAGGTTTGATGCCCGATACTTCAGGGTGTGCTTCAACCGCCATCACCCTAGGATCTAATTCTAGCCGTGCTGCTTCTATTGTTGACAACAGATAGGTAGTACTACGAAGGGTTGGCATGCGTTCGGCACATTCAACTACTCGATCAGGAGCATATCCACGAGTCCCTGTGCTTTCCATTTCATTATAAAAATTGTCTTGCTCATTTAAATTTTGAAGAGTCACAACATATCTAACACGGTCTTCGATGTCTAACATTAGCGGTTCTTGATACCCAAGATACTGTCGAGCATGTGACAACAGTGCAACTGGATCTGGATTTTCTCCCAGCTCTTGTAACACCCTTGCCGATGCATCACTGTTGATGTTGATGGCCATGTTAAGTTTCTAATCCAAGATAAGTGAATGTTGCTGTAATCGTACGAGTGGTACCACTGAGATTTGTCACTGCAATGGGAATAGTATTGCTGACCGGATTCTCATCATTAAAACCAATAGTTGCTGGACTCATCAACACAATATTTGCACCAGTAGTAATTACTTCGGCGATGACGCCTGCGCCTGGTTGAGGATCTGTTGTTTGGCTTCGTGTAGCGTCGGCTACTCTTGCTGCGGCATTGGTATACACTCTAATCCAACTTGCTGCTGTGGTAGTAATTTTGTAGATAGTGTAGCCTTTGGCCAATGTCACTGATCCAGTATAATAAGCAGCATTAGCGATACTTGAAGTAGTGATAGCGACATTGGCGCGATTGCCAGTACCCCCACCACCACCTGTGACTACACCAGTTAAAAATGCACCATTACCTAACACGTATGTTCCTGCAACATTGCCGGTGGCGTTGACATTTCCGGTATTGACATTACCTGTGACGTTGGCGTTTGCTGAGGCTGTTACCAGCCCTGAAAATGCAGCAGTGGTGCTGTTGATATTTGTAGTGACTATGCTGGAAGCGATTACCGTTGTCAATGCTCCGTATGGGGCAGTCACAGCATTACTGGCCACAACGTTAAACGTTGACAACTGTGTGGGCGCAAAAGTAGACGCACCAACAGCAATTTGAGTAGACACATTTAACAATGCCGAGGTAACCGTACCTACAGTAGTTAAATTTCCGCCTGTAATGGTTCCTGTGGCTATAACAGCACCACTGGCAATCATACTAGCACCAAGTATATTACCGGTGGCTGCTACATTGCCGCCGGTGCTGATTCGTCCTGCAAATGTCTGTTGTCCAGTTCCGGTCGCATTGATATTACCGGTTATATTAACTGTGATTCCATCAATTAATTGCGTGACCGTAGTGCCAACGCGATTCCAGGCATTGGCAGTACTGTTGAATTGATACGTAATATTTCCAACATTGGCTTGTTGACCGTTGGTTGGACTTGTAGGGAAAAACGCCATTAATACCTCCCAACAGCAATGTCAATTTCTTGAATGCTGTCATCTTCAATAACTCCAAGACTTTTACCAATTACACAACCAGGAACCCAAAAATTAGAGTCAACAATTTGCCCCACGCCCGGAGTGTTGCTGGTAGTAATTAAATCTCCCTTGGCAATGGGACCTTGCACCTTACATGGTACTCGACCAGTCAACGCCAATGGTACTCCAGAAGTTTTAGTATTCATTAGATAAGCTGGGTTAGTAGAAACTACTCCTGCCACTCTAGGATCATGATCACGTCTAGTTGTTGTGACATCTTTGGAGCCAAAGAATATCAGCACAGTGCCTGGTTCATAATCATCATCTGCTTCGTAAATTTCAGCCAAGTCAGCATACAACGCCGAGGTTGATGTGGCAAAAACCCTGTTAAAATAATTTGATGCATTACCAATATTGCCAACACCAGTGGCATTTTGATTTACAATATTTCCAACTTGAAATCCATTGGTGGTAAAGGATGCCATTGTAGTTCCTGCTACGTTGGCTTGAATAGTTCCACTGGCAGTTACTATTTTGACTAAACTAGTACCTGAAATAATTTCTGTTGGCACAGAAGTTTGAATACCAGTCAACAATGCACCATTACCTAAAACGTATGTTCCGCTGATATTGCCAGTTGCTGCTGTGTCAGTACAAGAAACTACGTTTGCAGTAATTGATCCGTTGGTGTCACGTTGAACTACTGTGTTTGCCACAGTGGAAGTTGTAGAAGGCGGGGTGGCAATACCTGTGATATCAACCCATTGATCGCTATCACCGTCATCAACATATTGATATACAATACCGTTGTTGGTATTAAACCAAAAATCTCCAGCAGTTGATCCAACTGGAGTTGTGTTTTGTGCATCAAATGTTACCGTTCCACCACTGGCAAATGGAACTCCGTTGGCAAAATAATAGTTGTTGGTTAAAATGTTTCCTGTGGTAATGTTACCAGGAAGAATCGCACCACTACTGGTGAGCAACATTACGTTGGCTACACCAGCAACATCCATTTGGATATTACCAGATAGATTAGGTAAGTCAACTTTGGAAGTACCGCTTTGAATACGATTAGCTGATGCATTGCCAGCCGGAATATTGGTTAATCCCGATCCATCACCAATAAATGTACCAGTGGTAATAAAATTGCCCACCGAGGTAATGCTGTTACTTGTGATATTGTTTGCTGTGATATTGGCTGTGGGAAATGAAACAATACCAGAAACAGCCAGATTTGCTGATATAACATTACCCGAAACATTGACCGTGCCCGTGGTAATGTTGACATTGGTATTTCCTAGGGTGGTAATTTCATAATTGCCAGAAACACGCTTTACAGTAGTCATCTACTAATCCTTTTGATTATTTATGTTATCTAAGAACACTGCAATATCCTGATGTTTGAGATTTTTTATATTATCTAACTCTGGGTGTTTTTGCGTAGTTGGACCGCATACCCTGACCCAGGAAATCATGGGGAAATCTGTGGCCACTGTGCGTATTTGTTTGATCCAATTTCCGGTAAATGTGGGGAGATCGCCAATGCGCTTGTAGAATTCTGTGCCTGCGTAGATATTGTTAAACTTACCATCTGAGTTTGGACCCATGTCGTAACCTATGAGGTATATGGTATCATGCCCATCTTCAGCGGCAATACTGGCACACACAGGACCTGAGCTGTTTCCATAATATTTCTTAGAAATCTGATGTGCCCCACGCCCTGGAATGCAGCGGCGGGTATAAAATCTTTTTCTAGCACTGTATCCTGATTCTTGAATACGTGTGCTTATGGGCTGATCAGTTGCTATCAGCACATCTGGCTCATATTCTTTGTACAAGGCATTGCATCCGTAGATTGGCCCATGCTCTCTCAATCGTGGTAGATCAAGTACCTGTCGGCTAACGCCATTTCCCAAACAAAATGCAGTAGTCATAAAAAATCCTCCCTGTATGTATTCCAGAGAGGACAGGGGAGCAAGCTAAAATCAGCTAGTCCATTTTTCAAGTTGACCCGGAATAACTGTAGTATCAGCAGTGCCAGACTTGATAACAGTTCCCTCATCAGTGAAGAAGTTTGATGCATAACGAACATCACTGATAATTTCAGATTGTGTGTATCCGTTGCCACCAGTCCAATCAAGCAACCACTTATTGGTTAATTTGCTGATGTAAGTGATAGTTGAATCGCCCACTGAGAATCCAATGGCCATGAGACCGGCGGCTGGGGTTGAATCATTGTCTAACACACAGACACCAACTTCTTGACAAGTACCCGAGGTTGCTGCTGCCGACGCTGCTGTGACTTGGAAAATTGTTCCAACCGCAGCACCAACTGGCGCACCCATGGACAACCAGTTAGTGGTGCCCAATGATGCAATACGAACACTTACTCCTACCACAGCATTGGCAGGATCAATAGCGGTATTGGTGGCCACTAAAAACTTGTGTGCGCCTTTTTGGCGCAAAATAACACCATCATCTACTCCTGTGTAACTGTTAGTGATGTTAACAATACACTTGACAATAGGATTGGTTGCTGACGTTGCAGTGGTACGCAAACCACCAACTACCCCAAGATAGTCTGCTGCACTTAGAGTGTCTGGACTAGCGTTGTATACTGGATCAGTCAACGATCCAAAGTTAGGAAAGCCAATGTCAATGCCAACTGCTGCGCCTGGCGAACCTTGACCTGAATTAGTTGAATATTTTTGAATTTTGAGAGGACGTCCCATTTGTTTTCTCCTTAAAGAAGTCCGATGTGGGTTCTAACCACTACGCGGTGGGTTAATACCGCATAAGCCGCATTATTGCGGACAGTGTATTTATAGACATTTTGATATTTTTATAGTACAATAACTATATCTATGATTACCATTACTTTGACAAATCACACAAGTGATTATGATTTGTATTTTGATGTAGTAGACATCTCAATTGCACATCGTTGGCTTCAAGAAGTCAACCTGTTTATACAGAACAATCAGCCCTGGGACGATTCCACTCGATTTTATAATTTTCCAAACACCGTGTGGACTCAAGAATCTACTGCTAAAAAAATACAACAATTATGCAGGACTATCAATGCCCACAGCCCTGGGTTAGTTGTTATTCCTAACTCGTCTGGTATTACACAAGACGAACTTAATTATTTGCACAACATCTTTGAACGGTACCATGGGCTCTACGATCAGCAATCATCAAACAAGTTCTATTCTACTGCTCCTGCAGAAGTTCAGCAAGCATTGGGAGATTTAAATATTTGGATACATCGTTACGAGAGCCTAGGTGATATACCGCGATTTGTAATGACCTGGAGAGATAAGCCAGGGCGACAACCTATACATGACACAGATTTTCAGTATTTTACTCTTGCCGAAGAGTGGGGAGATCTTAGATTAAACTATTGTGAAATCGGTAAACCTTTGTATGATTTATGGCATGACAACGATCGGTATATCTCTGCAGCAGCGTTTAAACCGCAGCATTGGTTTGCGTTTGATTTTACTGTGAGATTTACATCACATGATCCCAATTATTTCGGCCAAGTCGAAGATCACATTTGGAATTACTTTGACGATAACTCAGACATGTTTGCAAATTTAGGATATAAAAAACATGACCCAAAACTTGCATTGGGCGCAATCACTGTGGCTAAACTGCGTCAAAGTCAACCACGTGATGTCATCATGCAAATGATTGATCAACACCAGACAGTCAAACGTATTTCTATAACGTAGTCAACAAAAACCCACCGAAGTGGGTTTTTTGATTTGGATTGCTCTCTGATTAGGAGAACGACAGGTTCGAAACAGCGATCTCACCCAGATAGTCAGCTGCGTTACCGAAGCTGCTTGCTGTGTTAGTAAGTTCGATGTAGCCATATCGAGTCATAAATGACACGACTGGTTCGAATGTTGTTGGATCCAGAACAACACCGCTTGACATTAAAGGAATGTATGGGCAGTAGAATGCTGCTGCATCTGCTTCTGAAGAACCTTTGTAACCAACCAGCACAGGTGTAGTGTCAGCAGCATAGCTGTCAACAAACACACGCATTGCGCCGTTCAGTGTACCAACAAACTTAGTGTTGGTAGGTGCTTCAAATGTACCTTCAGTGGTACGTGCAAAAGCTGAAGTTGTAGCTGACTGCAGAACAGTCAATGCTGCTGAAGAAACAACAGCCCAGTTACCAGCGCCACGACGTGTACGCTGAGCGATCAAGTTAGCAACACGGT